TTTTCCATCAGCATGATTGATGGTTTCAATGGTTAATGTGGTTTTTGCGGTTTTTAATTTCATAAATTTTCCTTCTTTCTTATTATTTTTCGTAAAACAGCGGTTTAAAGAAATATTATACGCAGACAGAGGTTGATAATATTATTGAAAAAAGCAAGGTGAAATCCATTGTTATAGAGTTCGGAGGCGTTACTACCAATGAAGGTAAAGCATTTTTCCCTAAATATACCTATTGGGGATATGTCGGCGGAAAAACCACTGAAATTGATAATTTAATAGCACAGGGACACACAATTCTTGGCGGTTTTATCTGCGGCGGTCCGCATAACGATGCCTCCATGGCTGGCAATGGTTCAGATAACATAGGTGTTGTAGTCGGTTCAGCAACTTATTATAACGTCCCGTATTCATTTTACGTTTTTTCACAAGCTTATCAGACAATAAGGATTAAGGTCTGCGTTTTATATATTTAATATTTAACACAGTTTTATAGCAGTTATCTTTGTACTGATCTGTCCAAATGTCACAGCTTTTGGTACTTTTATTAAAAATTTTAAATTGGTAATTGCCTTACCAGATATTATTTCATGCATGGTCAGCCACGTGCCACCGTTTCCGTTGTTTGGGGCGGTGATTCCAATCGCCTGATCGACGGTACTTTTTAATGATATAACATCCACGGCAGAACTTTCAGAAACCCAACAGTAATAATTTACCAGCCATGTTCCGGAATCAATAGATAAGCCGTCCGCGCCTACATAACTCCATACATCGGAGAAGTATTTATTAAATTCGTTACTGCTTACCTGACGGTATCCGGTATTGAACATGGTTTTGGCGTCGGATTTCTTTAAATATGTGGTCGGAATATCATTACCATCGTGATCTGCATCAGCCCGACCAACACGTATAGCAGGATAGGTGTCGTTAAGTTCATTATGTGCGATCAGATTAATTACTTTGTCGCTAGTATCGAATAATGGTGTAAGAGTCCCCATAAGTCCAGACCAGTCACCTTTTATAATTTTTATATACGACTTATTTGCTAAACCGCTGTTTAGTGCACTGATCTGTTTTGCCAGACTTCCATCCACATTCGGATTTGCCTGTCTTGCATCAAGGGCAAAACCTGCTTCCGTGGTAGTGTTATTGTTGGCAACTGCCGTTTTCTTTAAATATGTTTCGGAAATGTTCTTTCCATTTCCATCACATTCCGCTTTTTTAGCTGATGCTACATTTTTATCACAATCCGATGTGTTGTCTACCTGATCCAATCCCTTAAAAAGTTTTTCTACACTTTCAAAATTCTCATTCACGGTTTTCATATCCACCGGATCTGTTCTTTCAAACAGCTTGAATTTAAAAATATCTGTAAATTTCATGTTATCCTCTCTTTCTCAGTCCGATTTCTGCAACCTGTTCCACTGTAAACCGCGATAATTCTTCCATTGTATAATTCGCGATATTTTCTACCTTCGAACTCAGATTCTTCGGAATACTGATGTTTCTCAATTCCCAGTGTGTAAACTGCCCCAGTATAATATGCGGATATGGTTTTAAACTCCTGTACTGGTTGTAAAGCAGTTCTGTGTTAAGCAAAATATTGCATGGCACGATTTCGTCTAAAATATCCACCACAGAATCATATTGATTTTTCTGCGCTATACCGATTTTAACGATCATTGTCTGACCGGGAATATCAAAGTCTATTGCGTACTCTGTACCACACAATTCCTTTAATTTTCTTTCAAGGAAAGCATAGTTATACGGCAGACACACATTCCATTTGGTCAGACACCGGAAGATTCTATCTTCGAGCGTATCATCACTTTTCGGCGTCATTCCAAGAATCTTTTCAAACCGGGCAATTCCCTCTTCGTCACAGGATATAATGTACCGGTTATCGATCATCCTGTTATGTCTGGATTCCAATAATCGAAACTCCGGTGTTTCCGTATTCATAATTTCAGCCAGTTCACTATATTCCTGTAAATACAAAGGGAGTAGCTCCTTAAGATTGATATATCTATTCTCCATAAGTAACCACCCCCATGACCGGAATCTCGTATTCTGTTAATTCAAGATTTTTTGTGCTTTCATTGATAGTTGTTCCCGTCACATCAAGCACACCTTTCACTCCCATGATAGCCGCATCCAATGACGCAATTCTCACGATTAAATGATTTTGATTCTCCCAGTCCTGCCGCAACGATAAAATGTACTTTTTAATTGCATCCTCGATCAATGCTTTGCATTCGTTCAATCCATAACCACTGTCAAAAATGATATTCGTCGCAATATTTACCACTGACTCTTTCACCGTCTCGACCGTAACCACATGCCCGATCGGCGCTAGCCCGTCCCCCATGCCATCACCGTTTGGATCAAACTCTTTCTGGACTGCAGATATCAATGTATCCGTAGCTTTTCCATGTGCACTGTCTAAAATAACAAGTTTCACTGTTCCGGGACCATTCCACGTCCGTATCACTTTGACTGCTCCGACTCCCGCCAGTGCAAGCGTTTTGTTTCGATAATCTTTTACATTACCGGAAAATGCCCTTTCCTCAAACGATTCAAAATACCTCTGCCGCAGGGATTCCGTACTTTCTTCCGCTTCTCCATAGATCAAAACCCTCGCGATCTTTGCAGTCGTGAGACCGGAAATATATTCGATTGGCAGAACATCTCCCGTATATTCATTTCCGACCGTACCGATCTGCTCACAGGTGACCTGTCCGGGAGCTGTAACGATATAGGTATTTTCCCCGCCAGTAAATCTTTTTCCGTCCGTAACCTCCACATCGGTTTCTAACTCAAGTACTGCCTGAGTTGCTTTCTTTGGCGTAATACCGCGATCCGCACATAACCGGATCAGATATTCCCTTGATGCCGTGTCTCCAAATGTCTCTGCCAGCATGCAGTCAAATGCAATATACATAGACGTCAGTTCCACTGCTGCCGGTGCCAGTGCAGCATAGATTGGCGAACTCTCCCTTTTATCCATTGTCTCAGGCACACGGGACAACATGCGCTGTAAAATCACATCAAATGTCTGATCTTCATACATTACACGTCCACCTCCTTCTCAATCTTTGCATTTCCATATTTCGTGTGCGCGGTAAATTTAGCGATCAGCGTTTTTCTGTGCACTTCAAACTCAAAATTATCTACCGAGTCTATCCGGTCATCCTGTGTCAGAGCCTCCGTAATCCGCCGTTCCACTTCCACCATGACATAATCCATCGGCTTACCGATCAGATCCTGCAATTCCACACCATAGTTCCATGAAAAAATAATGTAACGATACCGCTCTGTGTTCAGGATATTGTAAATTGCCTGTTTTACTGCTTCCAAACCATCACATTCGCCTACAACATTGCACGTTTCCCGGATCATGTGATGACATAAAGACGGCTGTTCTGTTACCTCGATTTCTTTTAAACTGTTAACTGCCGGAATCATGTCACACCACCCTGTCTGCAACTAAAAACTTCTGACCGCCCTGCTGCCGGATCAGCACAACCTGCTGGCCTGTTTTTAATCCGCTGTAAATCTTCATTTCCTTTTTCACACCGTCTAATTCAATGTCCACGGTACGATCTGTTAAATGTTCCGGCACGATAAGCTGTGCGCTGGCTATATCAAACCTCTGCTCCACTTTGATTTTTAACGGAGCTGCCGCTATCACGGTGCCGGACATCACATCTGCCGGATATCCCGCCTCATTGACTCCATTTGACACCTGCTGTATCGCCCTCACAAAATCGTTTGCATCATGCACTGAAACCACCTCCTGATAAAGTTAAATCCATTGTGTGTTTACTTTCACCGTATTTGTGTACGCATTTTTCTACGAGCATCAGATTTTTTATCTGCACATCTCCTAAATCAAGCTGCACAACGACCAGCGAACCACCGCGCACCCTCGAATCACCGCAGGCATCTTTGATCGTTAGTGTCTTTGTAGCTTTGTTGTATAGTTTCAAGAGTGCATCTGCTTTCGCCTGCCCGTTCTCTCCATCCTGCAGCGTATCAAAGTACTGTAAAATTCCCCAGTCATTCATGTGGGAGGAATCCTGTGCAATATATACATCCCTTTTTCCTGTCTTTTCATTATCAAAGACCAGCTTGATCCGGTTGTAGGTATCTGAATCAACCGAAGATTCATAATCATAATTCTGTCCGGTCTCTGCATCTATGACGATAGGCACATACATATCACCGATAAAAGACAGATTCAACTTTCCGCCGTCATCATGGAGAATGTACAGATCACCCGTATTCTGTAATGTCAGATCAAGTGCATTTCCAATCATATCCATAAGAGACTCGTTATCTTCCACTCTCGATGCAATCTTCCATATGGTATCCACGATCGTGCCGAGATTAAAACCAAAATTATTGGCAATCTGCATCACGACCTCAGCAGCCGTTTTGTTCTCATATACCATTGTGTCTTTGTTTTTCAGATACCGGATCTGGTCATAGGCAGTTACTTTTACAATATTGCTCCTGTCGCGCTTGATTTTGAAAATAAAACCATAAAACACACCTGTTTCTCCATCCTTAAAGCGCACCGGGTTTCCTTCCGCAATCGAAATCCCGGTATCCACAAAACTAAATTCTATGGAACCGGGACTGATCTGCCGCTCTGTGGTCACTTTTACTTCTTCCTGTACCGGAGGCAGGTAAACTGTGCTGCCGTTTTGAATTAATAACTCGTACATTTTTCCTCCTGTGTCTTATGCTGCCGGGATCGTAAGCACCTGCCCCGGATATATCAGATTCGGATTCCCACCGATCACTGACTGATTCGCATTATATATCACACTCCACTTGCCGCCATCCCCGTAAAACTGCTTCGCAATCTTCCAAAGACAGTCCCCGGAAACTACAGTATAGCTTCCCCCGGTTGGTGCGTTGCCTGCAGATCTGGTCTGCTGTACTGCTGCCTGTGGTTTCGGAAGTGATATATCCACTGTACAGGTCTTTGTGGTAAATTCCCGGTACTGTTTCAGTTTGATCTTGACTGTCGTATCAAATCCCTCTCCGGCATCATCTTCAATGGAATAATCCTCAAGCGAAACTGTCATGTTGGTATGAAATAACTTCTTTTCGTTCGGAAATGCTCTTGTCATGATATACTGAAAACTTTTCTTCTGTACCTTTAATTCTTCCAGCTTATCCAGGTAAAACTTGGCATTCCGGAACTTCTGTGGATATAACGCAAACGGATATTCTGCATTTGGGAGCAAAAGGTCAAATTCCGCATCTGACAATCCGGCAGATTTCAAAATATTCGCTTCTCCCTCATTGATCAACGTTACTGTTTCATTCTGATTATTGATTTTTACGGTTACTTTGGACGGAGCTACCGGAAACAGCACTCCATCCAGATATAATTTATATGCCATTTCCTATACTCCTTCCCGCACAGTCTCTAATGCCTGTAAAACCTTTGTCGTCATTCCATCTACAATACCATCTAGGTCAGCATCACTGCTCACGTTATTATTCGTTGTCATATCCAGCTTAATTTCTGCAGTCGTAAAACGGTTGATTGCCTCCTGCTCTGCAATGTCTCTAAGGTATTTCAGATCCTCGTCCGTGATATCCACAGAATCTTTAATTGCACTGGTATCATCCGCAATACTGTCAAGGTTGCCACCTGCACCGGAATTTGCGATTGCATCACTGAAACTGGATGTGTAATCATCTGGATTTGGGATATCCACTTTGCCAAAAATATCCGCTAGGCTGAAATTTGATATTTTATCATCAATTTTCTCTCCAAAATTATATCCTGAATTCCATGCATTCCCATAATCGAACCGGTTGAACTGATAATCTGACATTTCTACCGTCTTTAAAATTTCTGATCCACCATTCTCGGTTATCACGGCATCCACTTTTGCCTGTACTTTATTCTGGAATCCCGCTACTGCATCCGCAAGACTACTGCCAAATACCGCATCAAGCATCCGGGCAGCTGATTCAATTACTTCTACTATAAAGTTAAACAGACTTAAAAATATGGCTTCTATACCCGCGACTGGATTGTTAAAAACAAGTGCAAACGCATTGACAAAATTTGCGATCGCATTCCATAAAGTAACCCCAATTCCGATAATTGTATTTGCTGCTCCAATAAACAGATTTCCTATAAAAGCTAACGCTGTCGCAAATGCTCCACAGATCAAACCTGTTGCTGATACTGATGTGCCTGCAAAATGATTTACTGCTGCAACCGCTGCATAAATAATCGCTATCAACAGTACAACTGCTATAATTACAAGTCCAACTGGATTCATGCTCATAACAGCATTGAATGCGCCTTGAGCTGCTGTCCATGCATTTGTAGCCAGTGAAGCCGCCCTAGACGCTATTTCCGCCCCTTTTGTAAATGCCGTATAAATTATGATAGCCGCCGCAACCCCTAATATGATAGGTTCTATAATTGACCAATGATCTGCCACGAATCCAGCTACAGATCCCACTAAATCAAAGATATTCAGCACCATATTTGCCGTCGTTGCCATAGCTTCGATCGCTCCATCAACAAGTCCCTGGAACGCATCGCTGTTCGCCATCCCATTTAATCTTTGAAGAACCGGCTGGAAAGCCATAACTGCAGTATTCTGCATCGACTGCCAGATCTGTCCCCAGGTCATCGGCATTTCATCAAACTTGGCATTGATATCATCCGCCGCAGAAAAGATCGCCGCCTTTACAACATCAGCAGAAAGTTCTCCATCTGCCGCCATTTCTCTGATCTGTCCGATTGGAACATCCAGATAATCTGCAATATTCTGGATCAGGTTCGGCGCCTGCTCAAAAATACTGTTTAACTCATCACCGCGGAGTACACCGGAACCAAGAGCCTGTGATAACTGTAACTCTGCATTTGCGGCTTCCTGTGTGGATGCACCGGCGATCGCCATCTGTTTTTGAACCAGATCTGCGAATGCAACAACCTCTTCCGAGTTGCCAAATGCATCCCTCGCATTATTGCCGAATCTTGCAACAACCGATGCCATGCTATCTAGCGATCCACGCGCATCCTGTGCCGCAGCATATACCATATTGACAAGTTCTGACGTCTCATTTGCAGTTCCGTTTATCTCATTAAAGGAATTATTCATCAGATCCAGTCTTGAGGTTGCCTGCGTCAATTCATCGGATATGCTTAAAACTTTCCCGACGCCCTGTATACTGATATACGCTCCGACTGCACGTTTGATCGTATTTACCAGTTCGTTTGAACCGGACACCCCCTCCTGGATCTCCTGGTTAAATCTCCCCTGTTCATCCGTATTATCACGGATATACCGCTCTGTATTGCCTACTGTCTGCGATAACTGGAGATATGCCGCATTTGCACCGGACACATCCATGTTCTGCATTGCGGTATTAAGATTATTCTGTTCCTGAATCGCCCGGTCTAATTGCGATCTCAACTGCTCTAACTGGGCGTTGGCGTTATCTGTTCCCATATTGACCGGATTGTTTTCAATCTGCTGTATCCGTTCCCGGATCGAATCAATTCTGACAGCCATGGAATTAAGATCCTGGAATGACTCCGGCGGAAAGATCGTTGTACTGTATGCCTGCCTTGCAATATCGTTCTGCGTACTGCTCAACTGCTCTAACATGCTATTGGTACTCTGTACTTCCTGCTCAAACCGATCTATCCCGGTTCCTGTAAACACATCCAGACTGTCCGTTTCCCAATGCACCGGAATCTCTACCGGCTCTGTCGGCACATTGGGCTGCCTTTCCGGCAGGACCGGTTCAGAACTTCCTGCGAGCGGATCCATGGCAGGAGCCGGCTGCTGTGCCACACCGTTCAACGCAATCAAGGATGCTGTTGCTTCATCGATTGCCTCTCGCGCTCCCTCTAAGCTGCTCGTATCAATATCCATCGACATTGCCTGCTGCATATCATACATTTGTGCTGTTGCAAGGTTGACCGCATCCATAATGCCATATAAAACACTGGTAAACTGTTCATTAAGCTCTATCGCTGTCTGAATAGCTGCCATACATCACACCTCCTTCCTAATGGATTTTGTTCTTTAACTTCCGCTCTTCCTCTTTCTTATCCTCAATTCTTTTCTTGATTGAAGCGGTTACAAATGCTTTTTCCCGCTCATCCATATTTAAAAATACAGATGGCAGGATATGTAATTTCAGAAGGGCATAGTAAGCAAAGTTCGCTTCGCTATCCCCTCCTTCAATTAGTTTTTTGCTTCGTCCACCAGATCATTAAAACTCTTGTCGAATCCCTGAAATTTCTGCATCCACACTTCAAACATCTGAAATTCACCGGCACCATCCACCATTGCGTACAATAAATCTTCCGGTGTTTTCACGCCGTAAGAATCCTGTAATTCTTCATCATACAGATCAGGATACACGGTTGCTGCCGCCATCATCTTTGACAGATATTTTTCTGTATTCAGTCTTGGGCGGTACATGTTTGGCTTGCCGGTCACCGGAACCTCTACAGTACATGCATTGCGCAGTTCCTCATTCTCGCGTGATGTGATCTGGCGAAATTCCCAGAGAAGCGGCTTTCCGTCTGTATCTGTAAGGCTCGCTGTTGGAGCATACTTCTGATTTTCTTTTACTTTTTTATTTGCTTTCATAAATCTGCTGAATTCTGACATATCTTTCTCTCCTTTTCATTTAAAAATCCCCTCCCGCTGATGCAGGAAGGGAACATCATTAATTTGTTCTAAAACCCTCTAACTCTTTGAATTTTTCCGGCATATCCCAGCTCTCAAAGGTTCCTGAAATATCTTCATCCAGAAGCTCCTCGCCTGCCTGAAACTTTGAAAGAATAAACGAATCGCACAGGCATCCCCTGTGAATTACCGTCTGTCTGCCGGCACCGCTTGATGGATCTTCGTTGCTCACCTGGATCTCAAAATAAGGCAGGTTTCCTGTCTTCTGATACTGGTTTGCCATTGCGCGGAGCACTGACTGATTATAATGTGCAGTTCCCTTCCAAGTACCCTTTCCACCGGCAGCCTTGTGTCCCATGCCGACTTTGCCTAAAATCTTGACATCTTTAATCGTGACATCCCATTTACTTTCAAAATCTATCAGATTCATAAAATTGTATCGTCTCTTACCAATCGTAATAAAACACTCCGCAAGGCTTCCATAGAAGGCATCGCCTGCATCCATGATAGCTGTATTTCCCATCTTTCTTCACTCCTTCCTACGCTACCGTGACAGTCATATAAAGTTTGCTCATCGCATTAACAACTGTCACCATATCTGTGATCACTACAGACTTTTTCGATTCTCCCTGTGCGATCGTAATATCATCTTCACTAAAGTTCTCGATCGCCCTGATTTTTTCAAGTTCCCTGTGGTGTGCCACAATGTCAGACCAGAGAGACGTTCTTCCTGCCGCATCATTCGATATGGTGCCGAGATATTTCGTACTGAATAATACGGCGATATCATTACCGATCTGATCGATCACGCGGACCGTCTGATTGTCTTTAAAAAGTTCTCCCTGTGTATCTGTCACACTTACCATGGAGTTGATATCATCCAGAACACGGATATCTGAATTTACCCTGTGCAAGACAAATTCTCCATTTTTGACAGACTCTCTTAACTGATTCTGCGTATACGATGTATCTACTGTAAAGGAACCGTCGTAAACCTTATTCTGACAGGATTTATTAATCTCACATCCACATTCTGCCCCGGTAACCCAGTATACAAGACTCGCTTCACCCCATCCCGCATCTGTGGTCTTATTTTTTACATCGATGACTCCCAGGTAATCAGCGGAAATATTATATAGTACCACCTGAAACTTAATTCCAAGTTCATCGCGCAGACGTTTATTAAATGCCACATACAATTTTTTTGTCGTATCATCTGTTACCACAACACCCATGGTATTAAATGAATACGACTCGATCAGATCTAAATATGTCTGATGTGCCGTTCCGTCTACCGTCCCATTCGTTCCGCCTGTCAGCGGTGCGGCTGCTGTTTCTGTCAGTTCAGGCTCTCCTTTAAATGAAACATAATCGTTTGGTACAAGCTCTTTTGCAGTTTTTACTGTCTGCGTGTCTACTTTGGTTGTGCCAAGGTAAGTAATAACGTCAAACTTATCAGCATCGTCCGCATTTTTCTGTACAGCGATTCGGATATCATTGCCACGGGTTCCGCTGTACAATGCTGTTGCCATGGTATTTGCGGCCTTTACACCGCCACCGTTTAAACGGTATGCATAGAGTGTCTGAGCCCCAAGGAACAGATCATTCAGTCCTTTCATTTTCGGATCATCGAATGCATAACCAAAAATCTTCATGCTGTTTTTCTGGAAGTCCTCGTTTGTCACCTCAAAGACTTTCCCTTCCGCGCCCCAGTCAAGTTCTAAAGGCATTGTCGCAATGCCTCTGTCTGACAGATTTGCGTTTGCAGATGCCGCTGATACAAAATTGATATAAGTTCCCGGCAGCACTTTATTCTGTGCGGTAAATGTTCCTCCACCTAAAGCCATTTATTTCACCTTTCCTTTCATATATTTTTCTAATAACGTGTCCGTTTCTGCTTTTGTGTACTTTTTGTTTTCATCAAGCAATGCGTCCATTATATCTTTCCTGGCACTGTACTTTGCACAGGCAAGAAGCTGTTCTTTTGTAAATTTCTGTGCCGCTTTTCCCTGCGGCTTTTCTAATACCTTCCCGCTCGCATTTGCCATTTTGTTACTCTCCCTTCATTTCTGACTGAATTTTGATTTGTCCCATCACCTCAGGACTTGCCGTTTTTTTCAGGATTACCCGGTTATAATTCACAAAAAAATTCAATACACCATCCACCAGTTCATGGTTCTTATTCGTTCCACGTATTGCTCTGTCCACATCTAACGGGGTAACATACTCTAAAGCAAACATCATGCGTTCTGCCACATCGTTGCACTCTGCATTTGGGTTCAAATTAGATTCCGGAAAGTACTGGATACAGAATGCATTATTTTGCAGATACCGCCGCCCGCAAAGTGGGCTTATATTCTGATCGATCAACTGTACAAAAAAACAGGGCTCTTTCAAGTCCTGCTTTATCTCTTCTGTATGAATTTCATAGCCATCTCCAAACTCGCTGTCTAAGGCAATGCTGATTGCTTCTATAATTTCATTTATCATTTCATGATATCCCCAAGGTATTTTCTGATCTTTCGTTCAAGGATCTGCGGTGCCATGTTCTGTAACTCCTGTTCGGAAATCTTCATCATAAAATGCCCTTTTACCCAGCCTTTATGATTTGCTGTCCTGTGACCGTATTCAACATAACTGGCATATTCGACCGGATTTACGATCTCGATCACATAGGTGCCCCCGAAATGATTTACCGTAAGACTGTCTGCGTATCCCTGTGCTGATGCCCGTTGTCCCGCTGTCCATCCCCGGCGAAGAGTTCCGCCTTGTTTGCCTTTCACTTTTTTCCCTTTATGTGAAAAACCTGTCTCACAGGTATAAGACTGCCCGGAATAATCCCCGACGGGTGTTCTTTTTACGACTAACCGCAAAAGCTTTGCTGCCAGTTCCTTCGCGCACGCCTCCACAAACGCATTCGGATCCTGCAGCTTTTCCATTTCTCTCTGCAGCTCCGTAAGTCCCCGGATATTAAAACTTCCCATTCCTGCCATCATGCATACCTCTCTGACAGTGTAAGCACAATCTCCTGATGCGTCGGATAAACCGCAGGTACACCACTGCATTCATATGCTCGCGTCACGCCTGCCTGTGTCACGGTAATCTTTGCACCCGGCTTGATTTGTGTATCCGGAGACAGAAACAGTTTTGTGACCTGTGCTGTCTTTGCAGCTGATTCCGTCTGGTCTACTGCGCTAATATTCGAATACGACAGGCGGCATGGCTCATCCTCTAACACAACCACTTCCTTTTCCGATGTGATCTTTGTTCTCGAATCCTTGATCTGCTGAAATTCTGTTACTGTGCATGTTCCATCGTATGTCTCTTCCTGCGCCTTTCTTGCCATTGCCTGCATTTTCTTAATTGCATCTGAGATCATCTCCACGCCACCTTTCTGTATCGTTTCAATGAGGATTCATAATTTTTCAGCACTGTGCTCTTAAAATTGTCATCCACATACTGACGGAATGAGGTAGAAGTGTCCCCCTCAGAAATAGAGGAAACCGCGCCAACTGCTGCCGACTCACTTCCAATATTTTCATTCCGATACAGATCCATTGCCATGCGATAGCCGGTGTTTATCAATCCATCCGGCATTTTCTCCACATGGCAATAGTTTTTTATGATTTCCTCAACATCTGCAATGACAAATTCAAGTACCATATCCTTAGAATCATCCTCAATCCCAAGAAGTGCCTTTAATTTTGCCAGATCCATAGGTTACCCGATCTTATGCTTAATTGCAACGATACGAAGCTGTTTCGGTTCGTATACCGGATTCCAGTTCTCTGCCATTGCAAGTTCTGCTCTCGTCGGAGTCTCCACATGCTCTCGTTTTGCCCCGGTATATGCGATTCCTCTCGGATGCAGGATAAACGCTTTACGGTTGATCAGGTAATCCACACCGCCGCCAGTCTGCTTGTCACGGTCCACCTCAGTCGCAACATGACCGACCGGAGAACCATTGCCGTAAGCAACTGCTCCATTACCAAAAAGGTATGTTGTGTATACATCATCAGCAACCGGGCATCCATCATCTACGGTCACACGTCTGCCCTGATAGGTGTCAAACTCAACATCTGTAGAATCACGCTCTGTCTCGATCAGGTTCAGCTTTTTCAGATAAGATTTTGTAGCAGAGTGCATTGCCACACCGGTAAGCTGCGACTGTGCATCTCCAAGCATCTGACATGCATCGATAAATGCAGATGCGCTAATCTGCTTTGCAGCCTCTGCTTTTCCTGTAGTCAGATCAAGAATATGATCTGCCATTCTGGTCTCCGCTTTCGGTGTTCCGCTTGGATCTGCCGTGGTGGTTCCAAATACGCCCGCAAGAATCGCAATCAATTCCTTCTGCATATCGCGCGCCCAGTACTGTGCCACCAGATCACCGATTGCTTTCATCGGGTCTGCACCTGCTAATGCTGCAGAAAGATTTGTAGCAGCCCACATTTTCTGACGGAGAATTGTGGTGGATACATCTTTGTTAGAACCGATCTTTGCCGGTGTCATCTTTACATCCTCCAGTGTCGGTTCGGATTCTCCCTGTAAATCCTCAAAGAACGGCATATTGTGTGTTCTCGCCGCCTCGGATGCCAGTGCATCAAATTCCGGGCTGTTTACCACGATCCCGCTCTGGAAAAACGCGGACAGCTCCATTGTTCTGTTGATTACATACCGGTTAAAAAGTTCCGGTACGATCACGTCTGCAATTTTTGTAATTGCCATAAATAGTTACCTCTCTTTCTAAAGTGTTACCCCTGCGGCTGCTGCCATTGCTTTCGCCTGCTCCGGGTTGGATTTTAAAAGTTCACCCTGTTTGGTCAGATTAAACGTCTCTTTTGCAAATGGGTTTGCAGTTCCTGCGCCACCAGTGCCGCCCTGTGGATGATACGGCGGTTTTGGCTGCTCCTGTTTGAACAGATGCGCCATTGCCTGATCTTCCTTGTATGGCTTTACCGCTTCCTCGATGCCGACCGGTTTACCTTCTTTGTCGAATGTGAATTTGTCCAGCCCACCGGCTTTGTAGATCAGATAATCCGGATCAAGTACTCCCTGTTTTGCAAGGGAATCTTTTAACGCATAATTCTTTGAAATCTGCTCGTTTGCTACCTGCTGATCTTTCAGCTTCGTCTGCAGGTCTGTGATCGTAGTCTGCAATGTTTCATTATCTGCATTGTTCTTTTTCAGATCTCCGATCGTAGCATTGAGTGTCTTGATCTGACCAGAAAGATTCTCCTTTTCTGCAACAGTGGTATCATACTTGCCTTTGTCGACGTACTGACCAGATCCAAGGTCTGCAAGTTTTACCTGTTTGTCCTTATTCTCCGGTTTTCCGTTATGAGCATTGACCGCATCTGCCACCTGCTTATAGAGATCTTCGCCTAAAATGTCTTTTAAAAATTCCATATAGTTTCCTTTCCTGCACTGTTTTTAAATGTGGTGTCTCCACGGCAGCATGCAGTTTTGATGCCATGCATAAGGGCAATTTGCCGCAGTTTAAACGTCATAAGGCTTTCGGACAATATAAAAACAGGACTGCTGCTTACAATCCTGTTTCCATCGTTTTACATTTTGCGGTTGCACCGGTGCAACTTTTGATTTTGGGTATAAAAATACCACCATGCCATTTCTGACTGGTGGTATTCCCTTTTCTTTCGGATAGGCTGCACACTATACCCTAGGTTTTTGGTTCATAATGGTCACATTTTTTAACCTTACCGTTCCAGATTTCCGGCGGTATTCCGTTTTTCTTTGGATATGCTTTACACGAATACGGAATTCCATCAAATTTAATTTTTTTACAGTCTTGGCAAATGGGAAATAAAGATTTCAATTGATATCTATCTATTTCTCGCGACATTCGATTCATCTCCTCTCGAATCTAGGCTTTACTCCATATAATTTGTATAATTCATTCCAAATTTCTTCGCCCAATTTCACAAGTACTTCCTGTTCATTATGTCCGTTATAATATTGCTCGATTATTTTAGGTTTTAACTGATATAACAGCCGGTTATAATCATCACTAAATTTATCACTTGTTGGAAGTTGCTGTATATTTTCATTATATTCTAACACATATGCACCATTTTTCCCACAGGTTCTAAAACTTCTGACTTTATGATCTACCAACAGATACAGATCTTCCGGTGATGGTGGTGTGCTCAATGGATGGTTATGTGTAACATCGTTTCCTTTCATCAATTTTAACTGATGCTTCGTAAATTTTATAGTGTCTTCATTACCAAGCTGGCAGCTGATTGCTTTTCCATCCTCAAATATAACAGCTGTTTCATAATCATTCTGACTTATTTCCTGTTCAACTGTTTTTAAGTCTTTTCCTTTAAAATCGTAATACTTCGGATCTGCTTTATTATTATTTGTAATAAGGCCAAGTCTATCTCTTGCTTCTGTGTCGCCATCCACAAAAGATTTCTTCCACTCCTCATACGTCGTATCTGCCGACACATAATACGTCTTGCCATCCTCTCCTCTTGCTGCACGCTCTCCCACACTGTCAAATTCATCACCAAAATACGGACATGTACATCCGCGGCAGTTTGGATGGAACGGCGGTGCAGTCACACCGATCTGAAAGTCTTTCATGGGGAAATGTTTCAGATCCATGGATCCACAAAACTCACATGTATGGCTGTCTAATGTCTCCATGATTTCAAACTGCTGCACATCCAACTCTTTCATGCAGTCCTGTCTTGCCTTATTTGCAAATGCTGCAGATTCCGTCATGACTACCCTGCCCGCCTGTGCCCTAGATACTTTCATCTTCTTGGCAATCTCTGCAATAGCCCGGTCTGGTGCTTCTCCTGTGATGCACATGCGCGATAGACTGTTATGCAGCTGATTGATCAGCTTTGTCTTATTCTCCCACAGGCGGTCTGAAAAGTTCTTTCCATCCACCGCCCAGGGTTTACATACGATCATCTCCACGGTTCTTGAATCCAGCCGGTTTATGGTCGTGCCAATGCCGACACCTTTTTGTATTTCATAGGCAGTATGGTAAAAATCAGAGGTATATGTATTCCTAATATGCTGATCTATTGCATCGATGCAGTTTCCATACAGCTTTTCTGCTTCCTGCTGTATTTCAAATTTTAAGGCTTCCAGTCTGCTGATATGCACTCTCACAGATGCATTTTCCAACTGCTGCTCCCATTCCCCGTTTCTTTTATTTTCCTGTCCATATCTGATATATTGCTCAACATTCCAGTGAAATTCTTTCAGTTCTCCTGCATTTAGCAGTTTCCGTGCTTCCTGCATAGATACACCATTGTTATCTGCAAGTCTCTGATACCAGGAATTGACCTTTGCATTAATTGCCGCAAGGGATCTGTCAAACTGCTCCTGAATTTCCTGCACTTTCTGAAACGAAGTATCGTGCTGTGCCTGCTCCATCTGTTTAAAACGTTCCTGCCAGTATTTACCTGTCCGTTTATCCATGCGATCACCTGCCCCGTTCCTTTATTCCATGTTTTTTGGATCATTGTTCTTTTCTTGATTATCTTTCTTCGCCGGATCATCCTTTTGTGACTGTCCAAAGGCTCCGGTGTAAGCATCCGCTTTCTCCTGTGCCTCTTTCTCTTCTTTTTCTATCTGCTTCAATTCCTCATCAGCATCTTCGACCAACGGATGATTTTTCAGGATCGTCTTTTTACTGACAATGCCAACCGAATCCCTGCATATCTGTTCCTGCTCCGTATCATTCTTGATACAAGTACGGGTCCATGTCTGTATAATGGTGTTGCACTGGATGCCAAGGCTCCTACAGACCGCCCGGACAAGACGTGCAAAACCAAGTTTAAATTCTGTCTCCATAAGTCCTGTTTTCATCTCCAGCAGTGAATACATAAATTTCAGTGCTTCACCTGACTGGTTTCCGAAGTTCTCTGGCTGTGGATCGAATCCCTGCCCTTGTTCGAAGATTGCCTTTCTGGTGGCTTCTAAGATGCTTTTTCTGGCTTCAATCGGGATCTCAATATTAAGTGTTGACACTGATCCATCTTCGTCACTTTCAATTTTTATTGCCTTATACTTTTTTAAATCTGAAAGGAACTCATTTAGATCCTGTCCTCCATATCCGGACAGCACAAAAATCAGTTCCTGTATATCGTCCAGATCATTAATAAAACCGCTGTAGACCTTATCATATACGTCTATCAGCGGCTTTATGTTTCGCAGATCATCTGTATGTATATTATTGTTATAAAATGGGATAAATGGCACTTCCCCGAAATCATGCCGGTAATCAGCTACCATATCACCGCTTTCCGGATCCATGAACATATCATAGTAAGTAAGCAGTTCCAGTTCGTCCCCGGTTCTCCGCCGGAATGCCTGGCACTCCGCATCTGTCCAGTATTCATACACGGTATAATTGTCACCTGTCGTATCATCAATATCCGGATACACCCGCATGACTCCGATCAGCCTGCGTTTCAGGCTCCGGTTAAATACCGGGATGATCTGCGCAGACGGAACTACCGCCCACTCAAAACCATTTTCTCCCTGCCAGTAATGCACCCAGCCGATAGAGGTATTTGCGGCGTTTATACACAATTCCATACAGTTCTTGGCGTATTCATCCCCCAGGGCTTCTGTGATCCGCTTATTGCTTGCGGTATTACCTACATCAAACAACGGCGGTGCAGTAAATGCGTATGATGCTTTCTGATTCACAATCAGCCCGTGGAAGTTCCGTGGAATCCGGTTGTCTGCATTACGTAGCGGGTTGTCCGCTTCCTCTTTCTCTTCTTTTGGCTTATCCCGGAATAAAATATCTGTCTCATTCCGGTAATACCGTTCTGCCACTGCTGCCCGTGTCACAAAAGCCGCATGACCAGGTTCGTATTTTTTTATTAGTCGTTTCATTGTTTCGATGTCCATTGTTATTCTCCCAAAATTTCAAGGCTCTGATATGCTGCAAAAATCTTCGGTGACTGAATTGCAAACCAGTCAACCATTTCTTCATTTTTTGCCCATGCTCCATCATAACAATTTGAGGAATCAGATAAACCGCTCTCATTGAAAAAAGCGTGGATAATTTCATGCCTACAAACTTTTCTCCAATATTTCTTTTGCGATTTTTCGTCCATCCCTGTGAAATATTCTTCCTCTGACATGTCGGCAATTATGATTTTTTTATCTTCCTCACCGCAATAACCAGCAAGTCTATTCTTTTGCATATACTCATCTTCTGACACCTTATGAGTTTCAATCGAATATTCAGTTCCAAGGATATTTACTTTCATATTTTTCATTTTCTACCTCATTTCAAAATACCGATGCCGCCGCGGTTCTCATCCGTGTAAATTGCATACCGGATTGCATCCTGCACATCATCGAACTGTTTTACCGGCTCCCCGGTCTTATCATTCCACACATACATATAGATTTCATCACGGAACCGCTCTACATCATCTACTATCCGAAGTTTGTTCTGCTTGTATAGCTGTGCCACACGCTCAATTCCGCTTAATACGGCTTTATTGGCATTGACCGCCCGCAAACCGTTTTTCTTAAACTTCTTCACATATTCCGGGCGGGCAGAGTCACAATAGAATGGAATACTCCCATACTCAGCTTTCATTGCCTGTGCCTGCTCCAGCCAGAAATCTATTTCCTCAAACTGGCGCGCAATCTCCCGGATCAGATAATAACAGCCATGATCGTCTTTCCCAATCAGCACGATTACTCCGAAATGTTCATAACCCCAGTCCACACCGGCAATAAACTTAACAAAATTGACCTTTTGCAATTCTGCCCTGCTGATATAATGGACTTTCTTATCAAAATCCCGGTATACGGCACCTTCGCCCATGCCCCACATTCCCTCTATATTGCGATCATAAAACATTCCAGACGGTGTGGTCTCTTTCATGTTCTGCTTATAGCGTTCTGACAGGAACGTGTTATCATCCAGCCTGTATTGCACTTCTTTAATAATTTTCCCATCTGCTTTATCAATAAAATCTTTCTTCAACCAATGTTCTGGGTTATCCGGGTTCGTGTCGATCAGCATCCTTGCACCATTTCCGGAACATCTGGACTTGATCTCGTCAAATACTTCCTGCTTTGCCATTGTGCCCTCATTGATGTAAGCACCGTAGGCGGTCATTCCTCGGATACGCCCCAGATCATTGATCTTTGAATGACCAAAACAGCACACCTGTACCCCGAACAGCTTAAATCGGTTGAATTTATCAAAATGAAATTCTATGCCATATTTGTTCGACAGCTCGATCAGTACATTTCGGTTGAGTGCTCCCAGATCTGCACCCGCCAGTATATATTGTGGATTTTCCACCCCCTGTGCAGCGGCTATCTTTTTGATCCGGCGGAGTTCGTACAGAAAGAGGTCATTATCCAGAACTGTCTTCCCGGTTCGCTTTGCGCCATGGTTAATCAACATAAAATAGTCATTATTCACGGCAAAGTGGAATGTATCAAGCTGTTTTGGTGTATACAGATCACTCAGCATCTTTCAGCGCACCCTCTATCTGTTCAAAGAATTTATCCAGTTTGCTCTCCCGGTCATCCTTACCGGCATCTGCTCTGGATTTCAGCAAGGCAATCTCAGCTCTCTGCTTCTCGGTAGCAAGATCCATGTGGTCTGAAATCCACTGCAAGGCTTTCATACGGTCGGCAAGTTTAATCTTTGCACCGTCTTTCCCTTTGGAAACCTCTGAAATTAATGTTCCGTCTACAGCTTTACTGTCTTTTAAATTCACATAGCTGTATTGAACTTCTTCATCCGTCTCCGGATCTGTAAACGTTCCGTTTCCAAATTCTACAAAATCAGTCATATCCGCAAAGGCAATATCCATGTACTTCTGAAATATATCCGACTCACTCACAAATTCCCTGTTGAGCCGATTCTGTTTTAGCCGGAGAATTTCTTCTTTCACTCCATCATTTTCCAACAAACGATATCCTATTGATGCCGCAGTCGCATAATCAACGCCATACGCTTTCTGATATGCCTTAGTAGCGTTGAAACACCGGATGTAATGTATGCAAAAAAGCTGTTGTTTATCGGTCAATTCGGTGTTCTGCATTACCTGCTTGACTTCATCAGCTATAGCTTTTTTTCTAACGCTCTTTTTGTTTTCCGAACGTTCGCTTTTCTTTTCCGAACGCTCGCTTTGATGCTCACCATCCCAATGGTATGTACTTTTCCATCTTCGAACCGTACCGGGAGGAACGTCTAGTTGACTTGCAATCTCAACCAGCTTCATTCCTTTTTTGTATAGTTTTCGAGCTTTCTCTGCCTTTTCGTTCGGACTCCTTGCCACTGCTGCCACCTTCCTGCTTTTTCTTTTCTCTATATTCCCTCATCACATGCGCAATCGCCTGTTCGGCTGTCGGATCACTGTATCTTTCTTTATTCATTCTAATCTCCCTATTCATACGGAGGTTGCGGCTCCCCTGGGTTTCATGGAGCCGCTTAATGTTGTGAGTACGAAAAAAGAGAGACTGCTGCCGCAATCTCCCTTTGAACCTTTCGGTTAGTATAACAATATCATATTTTGAGTGTGCACTTCTATGCACTCTTTTAAATTATAAAATGTTTCAGTGCATCATTATGTATGTAATGGGTGCGTCTCCATGATAATCCCATCTTCACACAGATATCCTCCCACTTCATCAACCGGATATAACGGTACATCAATACATCCTTTTCATCTTCATTATCCATCCGCTCTATCTTGTCCGTGATCTCCTGGCACAGCTTGATTCTGTGATATCTGGCTTTCATGTACCGTCTTTCCTCTTCGTCCAGTAGTGCAGCATAAGCAGATAGATCTGTATTGTTATGTGCGTGTGGCATGCCGTCATTGCCTGCAGATGGCATAATCTTGCTTAAACGCATTTCTGTGATCTTTTCCTCGCTGCGTTTCATCTGACGCACTGCTTTTTCATATTGTTTCAGGTATTCCTTTTTGTGGTCTATCTCGTTCACTATCTATCTCCTCCTGTTTTTTCTCTTATAGCATAATTATAAAACAGTGAGTAATAAGATTTGTGCCAATTTTTAAATAAAAAACCGAGTGCATGAAACTAATTATAGTCTCATACATTCGGTTCTATGATGCTGATTTATGAATATATTATGGTAAATAAATATATTTATGTCAAATCGCTTCATTCTTTGTAACTTTACTTATGCTACATCATGAGTGCCTTTTCAAGTACCATAGCATATATAATCTGCTCATTCTGAAATTTTCTCCCAGATTTTATACATACATCATCCCTCAATGTTACCTCCGGATTTCTCAAATAGAAATCACTATTTAATCTTTCCTGATCTTCTAACACATATTTCATAAAGTCACTCATATCTTTCAAATCAAAACACTTACTACTAAATTTATTTTTCCACTCCACAAGGTTAACACAATTGCCTGAAAAATATTCTCCATATTTACTCGCCCACTTCCCTGCGTCACTTTTCAGTTCACAATTATCTCTCAACACAATGTTTGGAATACTTAACATAATAAGTTTAATATCATCCGGTATCTCCTTCTTATAAAGCCTAACCAAATAAAGAAGTTGGCTTAGATCAGAAACTGTTGCCTGTTTTTCCCTAAGTTTTACTAAAATCTCTGCAAATTCTACTTGTACTTCCAATGCTAACATTACCGCATACCTCCTTTTATTAAATTCTACTACATAACCCCACAATAATCAATTACAAATATAAAAATATCTATTATATCTCTATACCATCCGCATTTCTCATTCTTTTCTTCCTCTAAATTCGTTTTTTTGTTGCGTTAGTCTTTGCGCTATCTCTTTCCTCCGGTAAAAATTTCTCCGACTGATCGGGAGAATGCCATAATGAGCTTCTAACATGTCATAACTGGTACCAACAACGATTGATTCTGTCAGTTTATCGGCTATGATGCTATCTACACTCATACAGATCTCGTACACTTCTTTCTCATTCACACACATTCCCCCTCTGCTTGTTTTATTTTTCTCCCTGCCTGTTCTTCATTGTTTATTAGTATCCGTATATCCCAGCTTCTCTAATCTTGCCATAAATGTCAGAGTAACCTGCACTGGCCAAACCTGCCCATATCTTTTGTTTATCTCTGCCGTGATTTCTTCCGGTGTCAACTGCTGCTTGGACTCCTTCATGATCTCTAATACTTTTTTCTCCTGATCTGATAAATTTTGCATGTTATTTTCTCCTTTATAATTATATTTGTAATTTCTGTATAATTATAATTTACATGTGTAATGTTGTCTACTGCTGCATATGTATTAAATGTCAGTTTATTTAATCAAAATCACATCTTTTTTTATTCTTAGCTATATAGTACATATCTTCATCGTTTTCATTTGCGTGCTCAGCGCGATAGCATATATCGCAATTTGCAGACTGGCATTCATAGCAACCATCGCATTGACATCCGGTACAATCCATAGCCCTGAAATTCTTAATATTTTTCATGCATACACCTCTTTAAAATTTCTAATTTAAGCCCATCCCATTACCATTATTGTTATTGTCATTAATATGCCCCAGTAAACAATGTCGCACAGATCTTTCTTTTCTTTTGCTTCATCCATTTCTTTAATTATTGAAAGTATAATTATAAATGCGATTACTTTAAAAATCATTTTGTCAACACCTTTCTTCTACTGCTTCTACGGCTGATAATTTCTAATGTGTCCCTGCTCTCCGATATTACCATCCAGTGATCCGGTACCAGGTTGTTGTTTGATATAATTTCTTTCTGTGCTCTTGTTGGTTTGCTTGGCTGTTTCATGTTCTATGACCTCCCTTATCTGTCATGTTTACTTTCTTAATCCCCTATTACTGCCTGGAATACTGTTTTTCCATCTATTATTCCGCAATTTGCGTCTAATACCACTCCAGCTGTAAGGTTAATCCATTCTTCAACTTTACGGTTGAATAATCCTTTATCGGTTTCACAAATCGCTTTTACACATCCGTACCTCTCTGCTTTTTTACAACTCATTGTATCTCTTTCCTTTGGCACATTCTTTGTTGCAGGCATTGATTTCTCAATCATTTCATCCCCTCCGTCATCCTTCACAATTTCGATTACATGCTCATAACTTCTTGCTTTCTCTTTCCCCAAATTCCTGTTGTATGCATTCTCCCGAAACTTTCTCTCATTTTCCAACTGCTCCACAACCTTGTCTGGGTCGTAGGCGGTCGGCTGCGCATCCACAAAATCAAGAATTGCTTTCATTTGGCTGTTGTTATACTGTCTACCGTTAAAAACCAAGTTATCAGCATCAATCAGTCTCATCGTTCGCCCTCCTGTCTAATAATTCGCCTGAACTACTTTTACTATTTCCCAAAAGCAAGCATATATCTCTTCGTAACTGTCTTCCCCAGCAATAAGCTGTTGATCAACAATCTCCTGTACCTCTCTTCTTACAGTCATCGCTTTCTGGCATTCTTCCACTGTTCCGATCGTGCGGTACTGTTTTAACTCTTCCAAGGCCTTGATGATCGTATTTCCAATATCCGACCCCGGAAGGATTCCCAACATATCATTTTTTCTTTTTGAGCTTTTTAAATATTCAAGTACTTCATTCTCCGTCATAACTACGCCTCCAACAGTTCCGGGTTTTCAATCATGTTCCCGATAACTTCAAAATTCTCTGAATCAAAATCATCCAGTGCCTCGTAGTCATCATAGCCCGGCTCATTCGCACACCATCCGTTTTCATGCCACACGACACGCTTTCTCGTCTCATCTTCTGGAAACTCAACGTCGATATGCCCTGAAAGAATATCATTCTCAAAAATCAGCTTGCCGTTCTTGTCCTCACGTCCTGTGCACCGGCAGATGGTATCTTTATCAACTTTGTGCCAATTTTCAAATCCTAAATCTCCTCTGTCCCCACCTCTTGTATACATATTGCTATCATTTGTTGGAATGATAATTGCTTCATAACCAACTTCGGCATCATTTGACCGTATGAGATTCCCCTTCACCCACTCTCCGTTATCAATCCGCTTTCCACGGGATAAATATCTATTCTCCATCACTCTTTCACTCCCTTCGGTGTTATCTTGATCCTCTTCACACAATCCGGGCAGAAATCAAACCCGTTCACTCTTGTGGTGCATTCCGTGCAGATTTTCTTATCACAGGTCATGATATAACTTTTAAATCCACTTCCCCGTGCATGTGTGACAACCATATTGACCGGCATATCGCACAGCAGAGTTGATTTTCTTTTTCCGCAGAATGGACACAGATCATCTTTAGACACATGTTTTATTACGTCTCCCAACTGTCATTCCTCACTTTCTCTCTGTAACCAGTCCAACGTACATTTTCTACAGTTATGATACTGATCGCATTTAGTGTCGCCGCCTGTGATATCTGCCGGACACATAACCGTCAGTGCCAGTTCTTCATCCGTCATGCTTCTGATTCGGTCGCATTGGTCTGCGGTCTGCATTCTTTCACAATCTCAAAGCACTCATCCTTCCAAGCTAAAACATTTTCTAGCTTATAGGAACTGTAGCCAACATGATAATAGTCCTCTCCGATTTCCTTGTACTTGATTTCGTAATATGGCTTTTTTCCTATCATTGTTACGATAATATCTAAGCATGAAACTTTAATGCGTTCCGTTTTGCTATCCCGTGCCGCAGTTCTTATACACTCAATCATGACTTTCCTCGCTTTCTGCAAGTTTTGCATATTTCCAGTCGCATATATATGTCGGTTTTTCAACACTCCAAGATGTTGCACCCTGTTCCCATGCATACACTGATCCATTTTCATATTTTGCAAAATATCTACGAATCCAAGCGTGTTCTTCATTTGGTCTGACCAAAATCGGTGTATCAATCGGAATCTTACTCCAATCAACCTGTGGTTCAACATATTCACTGTTCGCCCATTCGTTAACATTTTTTCTGCAATTAATATTACTGTTGAAATCACACTTGCTACATGATGCACCACTGCACTGTCTCAGCTTTCCATCGATCATAGCAATGCTATGTCCCTCACAGGCAATATTTAAAATTTCTTTTGCATACTTCTCTTTATTCAGCATCCTTTTTCTCCTTCCCGTACCGCAACTGATACGGTACTTCCTTAAAATCTCTCAATACATCCGGGTTGGGATGCTTTGGTATTCTCGTTCGCTTGTCCGTCAGCGATTTAATGGCTCTGTTGCGTTCTTTATTATCTCTATGCATTGGATTCCTCCTAAACGCCCGTAACTTCCCGTATTTTCTCAGTCAACTCCGTCTCTTTTCCGCCGTTCAAAATCTTAATCTCTTCTGCGGCGCCTTTCAGCATTTTTTTCATATGTTCGATATTGTCCCTCTTATGGCTTGCCTTAACCGCTTTTTCGTCGATTACTGCTGCAATCGTCGGTGTCTCTTTAAAAGCACTCCGGTATGACTTTGCGATCTCCTCGATACATGACGGCGGCGTGTCTGCTTTCTCCAGCGTCTCTTCCAGGATTCCAAGTGTTAATTCCTGCTGTTCTGTGCGTTCCAGTTCTTTCTTTGCTTCCTCTTCCAGCTTTTCATCCAGAACGCGGTGGAAATCTTCATACATCTCGATTCCTTCATCACTGTCTCCAAGCACTTCCGTGATGACTGTTTTTAATATCTCCCTCTGCTCTGTCGCTGTTGTCTGCATGACGCATCCTAATCCCTGTGCAAGTTCCCAGTGCGGCGCTTTCGTGTCTCTCGTATAAAAGAGCATTGCATCTCGATCTTCCTTGCGATCCGTGAATGCCGGGAATAAAAATCCTGTATCCGGTGCGCCGACTACTTTATCCCGGAATCTGTTTACAATAGCATTCTCGTTTTCACTATATGCCAGTCCCGGTGCTGTCAGATTTACCGGGCAGATGGCACAGAGTATATACTCGTAGACGTCCTCTGATTCATCTATTTTGTTGTTATCAGAAGTTTTTGTTATAACATCGTAGGCATCACGGTAAAGCAGGATCAGGTAGTCTCCGACATGATCATAATTGTCAATCACTCTTTCATAGAATGCCTGCAGCATGTCTTCGTTTTTTAATCCGGTCTCTCTCATGGCCAGCAGGAACTGCTGCATGTCGTTTTCTCTCTTTGCCTCCTGTGAAAGTTTCAGATTCAGCATGTTATCTTTCAGCTTGCCTTTAAAAATTCCTTTTGCAATATCCAGATATTTATAAAATTCTTCATCCGGCAGATTTAAAAATGTTTCTCCGAACGTTGTCACAATGTTTCCATCCACGTCTACATAGCAGCCGCAAATACGGGAAAATGTGCAGTCATTCTTTGTTAATCTTCTTTTTAGTTCCAATACATCCTTCTTTTTCATTTTGCCATCCTCTCTACCGTCGCTACATACTTTCCGTAACTCATGCCGGCTTCTCTTGCTTTTCTTAAAACATCATCTAATGTACTGTTTCTACATGTTTTTACGCTTCTTTTCTCTCTGTCTTTTCGTCTGTGGTATTCGTTTCTACACGGTTTTCCGCAGGTAAGCGCTCTGGCGGATGTTGATTCGTAGGTTTTTCCGCAGATAACACACTTTTTTATATATATTTTGCTATTAAGCACATTTTTCTCCTTTCTCTCCGGCACCGGTTGCCGGAGAATCGCGCGTTTACTGTTTCTGTGATATATTGATTAACCAAAAGTTGGAAAATCCCATTTCTTATACCGCAGCTTATCCTCATTCCAGTCCGGATACTGCTGCATCAGGTATTCTTTGAACATTTCGATCATCTCCGCCCGGAGTCCTTTACTGCCGTTATCTAACAGCATGTGATGGTACCGGCAGCCCACCGCTCCGTTCTGTGGTATGCCAAGTCCGCCCTGGGACTTGTTTATGTAATGCATGATATCTTTTGTCCGGTAGAGCATCGGATCTTTATTTTCCATGTGGTACTGCCGCCTACAGAAGATGCAGCTCTCATCGTCGCGGTAATAGATGATCCGGCGGGTTTCTTCATCGAATTGGAACTTCATGTTTTTTCTGGTTCGGTACCGCATGTCAGTCCTCCATTTTCATAAAATCAAAAAGTGTTGGCTCGTCCACTTCATTTTCCGCAGCCTGCAGATATCCAACTCCATCACGGAAGTAATCCGGATTCAATTCGCATCCTTTTCCGTTCCGGTGCATCTTGACCGCTGTCATTGGTACGGTCATAAGACCACCAAACGGATCATAGACCATATCCCCCTCGTTACTGTATCTGTTTATGATTCGCTCCACGATGTCCAACTGCAACGGGCACACGTGCATCTGCGCGCGTCTGCGGCTCTGTGTAGTGTTAAGGGTATGCATCCGGTTGATATCATCCCATACTTCCAACTGATTCCACGATCCCGGAGCAACTACCATAAATGTCGCCGGGAGCTTCCCGTCCTTGTCCAGATCTTCCGCAAGTTTCACATGGTCCGCATAATTGTATACACTGCTGCGGCTGTATTCTCGATATACTTGTTGTAAATTATCAACTGGAAAATCTTTTAACTCTTCTTTGCTAACCAGCCGATCACCGGATGATCTCCAATAACCATGCGCATCTATCTGCCACTGAGCACGAGTGTAATATTCTTTCGATTTCTTAACCGGAACATCCGCGTACGCCGTCGATCTGTCGGTTGGCAATTTACGGAAAAGCAGAATATATTCCGGACATCCTACTCCCATCTTTGAACCGTCCTTGCACTGTTCCGTCCATCCAAGGCGGTATGTCTGATTGTTTTCCCGGACAACATCTGTTACCACTGTGATCATTCCGAAGTACTGAAATCCATGCTTCATGTAATGGCTGATGCACTGTGCGTGAAATGGCTCAATAGTTGGCATCCCGGTACCAGTTGCATTTCCAAATAATACACGATCCTTAACATGGATTGCTGCCACACGCCCCGGCTTAAGCACCCGAAGCAGTTCCGGTGTGAGGAAATCCATCTGCTCAAAGAACCGATCCGTGTTCTGGTTATGCCCGAAATCGTTATAATTGGCACTGTACTCGTAATGGTTACCGAACGGGATTGAGGTATGTATCAGATCGATGCTGTTTGTTTCCATCGCCCGGGTTTCCTCTACACAATCCCCATATACCGCTTCATAATGGTTTCCTCTCACTGTTCTCTCTTCTCTGCTACCTTCCACGCCCATCTTCCTTTCTAACCGCTGTGCCTTATTTTCCGAGTTAAGACCATACTTCTTTACAATCTCGATCATCTTTGCAACCATGTGATTGTGATTCTTCCATTTTTCGAGCAGTGCTTCCTTAATCTGCCGCTCATTCTCCATGTAGATGATGTCGATCACAACCGGTTCTTTCTGTAAAAAGCGATAACACCGGTGTACCGCCTGGATGAAATCATTAAACTCATAATCTATTCCAAGGAATATTTCTCGGTGGCAATATCTTTGAAAGTTGCATCCGGATCCAGATAATGATTTCTTTGTGGCAAATAGCTTCGTCCGTCCATTCGAGAAATCAATTACCCGCTGTTCCCGCAGGTCATAGTCCATCGATCCGTAAATATCTACCACATCCGGCAACGCTTTCTTGATTGCATGCCGTTCATTTTCCAGATCATGCCACAACAGGAAATGATCTTCCGGTGATTCTTCCACAATCCGTTTCATTTCTGCCACACGGCGATCAATACTTTCTCGTTTAACTGCTGCCGCTTCTTTCAATCCTTCTGCGGCTTCCTGGAATAATTGTATCTGGCCGTCCCGATCTGCAGTATCGCCATAATGCACCGGCAGTTCGTGCCACCGCACATCTAATGGCGGCAGATCATATCCTTCATCTGAATATACTGGATTGAGATCTGAAGGTTTCGTGATAAAAAGCGCCCAACTTGATACCCACATCCAAAACTCATCTTCCATGTTCGGGTACAACGTGAGGTTATTTGCCTTGGTGCTGTCGCGTTGGAAGAACCGCGTCAATGCCTGCCCTGTATCCATCACTTCCAGATATCCGGCATAATGGATCAACTCCTTATATTTGTTCGGCGATGGTGTAGCCGTGGCTACCAGCTTATAGGGTACATTTTTAAATTTATCTAAAAACGTCTGGTATGTCTTACTTCCAAAACTCCTTAAAACACTGGCTTCATCCAAGGAAGTAGCCGCAAAGTAGTCTGGCCGGATATCTCCATCCCGGACACGCTCATAATTCGTCAATACAATCTGGCTTATGCTCTGTTCTACTTCTTCCATTGTGCGGCAGTATTCCGGCTTTTCATATCCAAGTACTTCCACTGCATCATGTGTAAATTCCTGTTTTACTCCAAGCGGTAGAACTATCAACGCCCTTCCACCGCTATGTTCTGCTGCCAAGTGACAAAACTCAATCTCCTGCACTGTTTTTCCAAGTCCAAAACTTTCAAACAGTGCACGTCTGCCGCCTTTAAGTGCCCACACTACAGCATCTCTCTGGTGTGGCTTCAATACCTTGTTCACCGCTGCCGGATCTGCAATAAATCCACTTTCAGTTGCAAGTTCAATTTTGGATTCTAAAAAATCTTTATATGTCATTTTCTTCAAAAGGAACCCGGCGCGCCTTTTATCCGGATAGGTTCCGGCTCCTTTCTTTAATTCATAAAATCTTCTAATTTCATCTGCCCCTTGCAATTTCCGCCGATTGTGGACGGATCCCAGCTAACTCCAATGTAGTCTAAAACCTTCGCCCAGCCATAATCATTCCCGTCTTTATCCTTGCACATGTGGAACATCAAATAATCCCACTCCTTCGGATTGCTCTCGTAAAGCAGATCGAATCTGTGTGGCCGTTTTTCCATATGGATTCCAAACCCACACATGCTGCAGCCGGTACGCTGTGCCTTTGTCGTATAAAGCGTTCCATCCGGTTGTTTCTCGATGGTTCCGTAAATCTCTGGTATGATGCTTTCGGGCATTTCAAAACTTTTTGATAACCTCCCCTCTTTCAAGAGTTTTGCACGATACTTTTCTTTCAAACCAAGTTTCCACATCATATCCATCTCCAAGGCAAGTGTTAAAATATCCTGTCGGTGGAATATCGCAAATGGTGCTGATCTGATCGTGGATGCTCCAAAATAGTTGCACCCATTCATCCGCAGGCTCCTGGCACGTCTGCCGCCTTCGGATGCCATTAAACCTAAATACGGTACACTTTTATGTGCCTTGCCCCAATCGTCGCAGTTCTTTTCTTTGAGGTAGTAACAGCATTTCGCTGATACCAAGAAATCCGGCTTCTGGAAGTCGCATCCTTCTGTTTCGTTTTCATATCCACCGAACAGCTTTAACCACCTCTGATTGAGCTGCATTTTTGAATCCTTCTGCCAACCACCATATTCCCCAGTCTCTCCCGTTATGATCGCGTGTCTGACGGTCTTATTCTTTTCTGTTGGATTCTGCAGCAACTCAATTTTCCCTGCGATCTCCTTAGATATGACTGGAAACCCGAATTCCTGTATAACTTTTGGCTTCGTCCAATAAGTGCCATCATCCCTTTTTAATGGCGGTACATTAATAATTCCAAGAGCCTTATGTACTTTCTGAATTGATTTATCTTCTAGCGACGAAGCGCTAACGCCCGGTGCATTGATATTGCACACCTCATGCAGGAACAGGTATAAAACAATGCTGTCCAGTCCGCCAACTGATACATGGTAATTCAGTCCTCTACCATCACACTCATTGGCAAACTCTTCCGCCCTGATCTGTGCATATTTTCTTTTAAATTCATATGTCTGCTTCTCTTTCTGCATAAAAGATGCTATCTTTTTATATGCTCCGATCCGCTCCATTCTTTCCTGTACTGATTCCATTTTTGTTATGTAGTAAAGACGTCTTTATCGCCGGCCGGCAAACTTCTTACTCCCTTCTATCTTTATTTTTTCTTGCCTTTCTTCTGTTTGAATTTATAAACATCATTTCTCTGTCGACTGATCACTTTTCGATAGCCGTTTAATTTACTCGCTCTGCTTTTGCTCATGTTCTTTTTCCCTCTCCATCTCTTCGATCAGTTCCCCGGTATATGCATTTGGCTGTTTCAGATAAAAGCTGCATAAATGCCCCTGCTTGCCCCGGATCAGCTCCAGCCACTTATCTTTATTTTTTACCGGCTGACCTCTGGTCGTGATCCATCCTCTCTTAATCCACTGTGCTACATCTTCCCTGCCTGCAAATCCGTTGTACAGGTATTCACTGTCTGTATAAATTGACAGCTCGCATTTTCTCTTCATACGGGAAAATGCACGTATCAGAGCCTCCATCTCTGCCCTGTTTCCATTCATCTGTTCAACAGGTTCAATGTGTTTTCTTATCTCCGGCAGGCTCTTTCCTGATGGATAATATTCCAGACAATATCCAATGTAGCCGTCACGCTCCCATCTGCCCTTTATGGATGTGGTGACGTAGATGCTGACCGCCTGCGTAGATCCTCACACTCCCTTCTGATCTCTCCGGCATCCCGTTCCAGCCGGATCTCCGTGTAATAGTAATAAGACATGCCAGTGAATGGATTTACTCCGTATCGGATGCTGTCTCGGTCTATGTAATATCCCGGTTGCGGCTCTGGTCCATTCTCGATCAGCTTTCTTACCGTCCGACGCTTATATTTATGTGTTTCTTTTTCCGGCATCTTTAAATTTCTTGAACAGTCATATTTGACAAAAATTTTTGTTTCTTCTTCCTCTCCGAACAATGTCATCTGACCTGTAATTTCTTCTGTAGGTTCTTTTACGATGTAATTTGCCAAACTTTTAAAATAATCGCCTTCATACACCGGCTCATAATTCACCCGTCCATCTGTCAGCCTGTTCCATACCTCAGATACAATCTCCGCTGTTCCCGGTGTTCCATCCAGCCTGTTCATCAGTACATGGAAATGGATTCCTCCTCTTTCCCCTACTTCTATCCTGTATACAAACTTCAATACCTGTCCTCTCTTTTTATATTTATTTCTCACAGTATCGAAAAAGGCTTTGCGGACTTTCTTTATCTCTTCCACCGGAATTCTTGTTCCCCTTGGAAATTTCATTGTCAGCCACAGATCACCTGGTTCAAAGTTGCATCGGATCTTCCGTAATATTTTCTTTTCCCTGTTGTATTGATTTTGTTTTTTTACCTGCTCGGGTGTAGCCTTTTTCTTCTTGGCTCTCTTCTCTCCCTTTGCTCCAAATTTTCCTACATACTTAATTTCGTGTTCTCTATATATTCCATACTCATAAACATCATGTCTGTGTGCCATGTCCCTGCTCCGTATCTGCTAAGTTTAATATATTGAGATTGTTAAATAAGCCGGCAGCTTATCCCCTTTTTCTCTTGCTTTTTCAGCAGGCGCATGATACACTATACCTGTCATAAGTATGGTGTGTATTGCACCTATCTGAGCATTGAAACCTAGCATTTCAATGCTCTTTCTTTATTACATTTTCGAACGTATGTACTGTATGTGAAAACCCGTGGAAAATGCACCAGTCAAGAGCTTTTATATACTGTGCTTCATCTATTAAGCCAATTACCGGATTATTCTTATCACGTACTCCAAAAAGCTCCGCTCTGACTTCTTCTCCCATATCCAGGCACATCACAACCATGGATGCCTGATCTGCACATAAAACTGCCTGAAGGTACTCTTTTCTCATCATATGGTCTTTAAATATTCCCGCCTGGTCATACAGCTTTTTTCTTATCCGATCCTCGTTCAACATTTACCCTTGCCTCCGAAAATGCTTTCTCAATCCTGCCCCAGCCGATCCGCTCCATGATCAACTCTGCTTCCTGTTTCATCTCAATAAAGTTTAGGACTGTATATATCTGTTCTGCCGCCATGGCAGCCTGTCCGTATTTTCCTGCAACAAATGCCGCCTCAAAACTTTGTGCACAATTTGCCGCCCAGTCTTCCAGTTCTTCCGGTGTTTTCATTGTCGTCCTCCACAATGTCATAATAAAATTTCAGCTCCGCCTCTTTCGCCAGCATCATAGAAGTTGCGAGTCCTTTATTTTCCCATCGGGTTTTTGTGTCGGAAATCTGCCGGTTGAACTCCGAACGCTTCATCTGCGGTTTTTTTATCGCTTCCTCAAGTTTTTCTTCCAGAGTGTCTGCAATCTCCTGCATCCATTCATACCCGCAGTCTGCTCCGGTTGCTAAATCGCGAAGCATAAAAGCCTCTTCTTTTGTTAAATCTAATGTGATCATCTTTCTCTCCTCATTTCTTCGAAAAATAATGTGCTCCGGTCTTTCTCCATGGTGTCCCATAATCAGACCACTGACCTTCCCGGAAATAATAAATTCCCGGATATCCTCTCTGTTCTACTTCCATCCTCACCGCCTGGTATTTCTCCTCTGACGGTTCCCAGATACCTGCCATCCCTCCATCCCAATATGATGTGAATTGATTCTTTTGGGATATTACACCGGCGATCGTGTCCGGCCACTCTCCGGAATGATCTTCTGCTCTGTTCAAAATCACATCTGCAACCAGGCGTTTTCCTTCCAAACTCTGATTTCCTGCCTCCGCTTCCACGCAGATTGCAAGGAGCTCCAGGCTGTCCCAATATTCCTCCTCCGTGGTGTCTGTGGGATATGTTTCATATTCCTGCCTTGGTGTGATCTCCGGCTGTTGCACCGGTGCAACTGGTTCTATTTTTTGAAATACACCCGAAACAGGCTGTCCAACGACTGCTGCCGGGTGTAAATTAAATGTAACTATGTAAATGATCATTATGACTGCTACATGACTCCAAAATGCTTTCTTCGGCATTGGTTTCCCCTCCTTCCTGCTTGTCCTAAAAGCTGCCACTCATGTGGCATTTTTCATCTGTTTTTTCTTATGAGCTCTCTCCTGTGCAAGTAACAAATCCATAGCTGCATCATTCAAACGCTGATGTCTTGCTTTTTCCTCTTCCGGTGTCAGAATCGGAATCAGATTGATGTTCGTACCGTTCGGGAACTCCTGAATCACTCTGCGATATTCCATAAAATTACCTCCTCTTCTTTAGTTAATGCTGTACTGGTTGTCTTTGTTACTCTTTGCTTTCAGTTTCTTTACTTCTCCATCTGTGGTACAATCTCCTTACAGGACGTTGCCGCGTCCAAGTATCATGAAAGGAGATGTTTTCTAATGGATGAATCTTTTAAAAAAATTTTAATTGACAATTCATTAAGTAGAATCAATGAGTTATTCAACAATGATGATTCTGGTACAAAAATGGCTAAAGCCTTTGCAACCGTATCAGTCCAAGCAACTGCTATTGTCCTCGAAGAATACGAAAAACTTAAGTCCGAGGCGTAGCCTTTTCCAAAGAATCCGCAAGCAGATTTGTGATTTCTTCGGCAAAAATTTCTATACGGTTTTCTTTACTAAGCAACTCCTCAATGCGCTTCAAAGTACTGTCAATGCTTTGGAGCGTTTCTTCTATTGCTGATTTATTAACTTCCGGTGCTGCTTTCACTCTTCTCATCTCCCTTCTATTAACTGATCTCCGGTTCTCTGTACCAAATAAATAACCTATTCACTTGCACTTATTTCCATATCGTGCTATTCTTCCTTTGCATAATTTTTTCAATACTTACACGCTATTAAGGAGTTGCACTGATGAAACTTACCAAAGAAGAAATCGATGACATTAAGTATGCCTGTTTAGATGATTCAACCAAAATTATCATGTATCTTGAGGAATCAAATAAACTTCAGAAAAAATACAATATATTAGCTCTGCTTTTCACTGTCATTGGCGCTATCGGTTCCATAATTGCCGCCATTACCGGTGTTATTTTGCTTTTCCACTAATATTTTTAACATTCGATAAATGTCTATGAGGAATAGCAGGCATACGTTCTTTTGCTTGTCTGCTGCTTTCTCTATGCTATTTAATCCTTCATCAGTAAGATGCACCTTTTTCATCTCCCTTCTATTGCTGTACAATATATATTTCAACTTGTAGTTTATTTCCCACTATGCTATCCTTTCCTTACAGGACGTTGCCTCGTCCGAGTACATACGAAAGGAGATACGCTAATGAGTAAATCAAACAAAGAACTTGCCGTTGATGTTGCTATTGAGTACATCCGTGCACATCAGAAACAAATTACTGTTTCATCAAATAATGTATTTAAGGAAACACGTATGATCGACTTAGAGTCAGTAAATAATGTCATCAAATCTGTGCATAAGACCCTCAATGAGCTGGATCAATCGACAGATTAATCGAAACGTCATATTTATTCGAAAGAGCTTTTAGATCATCTAAGAGCTCTTTCGCATGTTCTATGCTCTTAACTTCCGCAATAATTTGCATATTTGTTTTTTGTTCCATTCAATCATCTCCCTTCTTAAACAACTCATTCGCATCGACGCTTAAAGCTGTAGCAATTCTTAAGATATCAATATCCTTGATAACCTTCCGCCCATTCATCATTGCACTGAACTGCTGTTCTGAATATCCGGCTTTCTTTGCCACCGCGCTTTGCTTTAAGCACCTGTCCTTAATAATTCCTTTTACATTTGGTGCTACAATAGAATTCAAGTTTTCACTTCCTTTGCTCAAGTTTCTTTAGTTCTTTTTCAGAATAACTCAAGTTTATTTAGTTGTCAATATGTTTTTCTAAATTTTCTTGAGTTTTCATATTGATATTTGAATATTTCTGATGTATAGTGGATTTACAAGGAGGTAAATCACATGGGTATTGGATATAGAATAAAAGAAGCTAGAGAACGGTTAGGATTGACACAAACTGAATTAGGGCAGAAAGTCGGTGTAACAGGCTCTGCAATCACAAACTATGAAAAAGAAACCAGTCATCCTAAAGAGCAAATCATTTATAAGTTAATGGAAACTCTTGGCGTGGATGCAAATTACTTATTCCAAGATTGTATGCACATTCCTCCAAGGGATAATGACATAGATTTATCTGAATATGAGCACATAAAAAAATACCGTGACCTCGACGATCACGGCAAAGAAATGGTAGACTTTACACTGGAAAAGGAATATGAACGCTCTGTTGCAGAAAAGAAGAAAACGGATAACATTGTTCCTATGACAGTTAAGGAAACTTCTGCTTATGAAGTCAATGCCGCACACGCTGATGATTACATGAGCGCACCAGATGAATTAAAACAGTTGGAAGAAGATATTATGGATGACGAAAACTTCTAGTCCAAAGATTAAACACATAATGCGTTATTATATATCTCACAGGAGGGATTTATATGCCAGAGTTAAGTAGATTTTACGGAATCATCATTAAAATGTATTTCAACGATGTACAGCAACATCATAAACCACACATTCACGCATTTTACGGAGACTATGAAGCCGTGATTGCCGTCGATGGCGAATTATTAGCTGGCTCTATCCCCGCCAAGCAATTAAAAATTATCAATGGTTGGCTTGCCATATACGAAGACGAAGTATATGACGCATGGAACAAAGCCGTCAAAGGCGATCACTTTGACAAGATCAATCCATTATAGGAGGTGCCTTTATGTTTGAAGTAAACGGAATTGTATATGCAAATGAATTCAAGGAATCATTGAAACTTACAGATGCCAGAGTTACGGACAGATTGATGATGCTTCTTACATTTTCTACCGGGGAGAAGCGTGTGTTTGATGCAACTGTACTGACTGGCTCTGCCTTTGAACCACTGAAAAATGAATCCATATTTGAAAATTTCAAAATCGTACATGGTGCTCTTACATGGATGGACGAGGAAATAGATTGCGCACCGGAATATATGTATGAACATAGTTACGCTTACGAAGAAATGTACGTTTAACTCATTGGGGGAATATACTTGACATACGAAGAACTTTTAATAGAAGCCGATAATAATAATCTTACCGTAAAAGAAAAGCCGCTCCCTGTCAGTAAAGGACGAATTAAAGGAAATCGGATTGCTATACGAAAAGACATGACTGAAACCAAAAAAGCCTGTGTTCTGGCAGAGGAACTCGGGCATCACTACACCGCTGTAGGAGATATTATCGATCAGTCCACCGTAGAAAACCGCAAGCAGGAAATGCGTGGCAGGATCGTAGCCTATAATAAGCTTGTCGGCTTGCGTGGCATTATAGATGCTTACTTACACCACTGCCAGAGCCTATCCGAAACGGCAGAATATCTCGGAGTTACCGAAGAGTTTTTAAATGACAGTCTAACATACTACACAAATAAATATGGGGTGTGCACACAGGTTGATAATTATGTTATATTTTTCCAACCTAATATCGGGGTTATGGAACTGATATAACTCTAGAAAATTTAAGAACTTGTAATGTTATATACTAGTATAAATAAGTTACTCTGATAATATAATTATATATACAGGAGGTTTTTATGAATATTAAAGAATTAAGAGAAAAAAATGGAAAAAGTTGCATTGGACAAGTATTACAAGTTATTAATAACACCACACTGCTTTTTTCATATTATGGCTTTGTTCATGTCGGCGACACAATTGCCGTATATGAAGTTTGTGACCAAATCAAAGATATTGATGGAACTGTAATTGACAATTATGAATTTATCAAAGATAAACTTGAAATCATTGACGTTGCAGATAGATACTGTGTTGCTCAGAAAAAAGAATATATGTCCAAACCTATTGTAGCAGCCATATCGCCTATTTTAGAAAACCGTGAGGAACTCATTCCGTTAAACGTAGACTCATCAATTATTAAACCCATTACTGTAAAAAATAAGAAAATTCAGATTGGAGATCCAGTCAAAAAAATTCAGTAAATCAAGTTGACAAACAACAATTCGAATGATAAGATGTAAAAAGAATTGGTCGTTGTTCAAAATGACTAGAAAAAACCCTCTTATCATTCATTGATAAGGGGGTTTTTTCTATCTGTGAATAAATCTGAGATATACGACAAGCCTTTTCAGACTTATGATCAACTACTGATTAATCTGGAAAGTAAGAATATTATTATTGATAATCGCGAACTTGCTTTAAGAACATTATCAAATCAATCCTATTACGGAATAGTAAATGGATATAAAAACATGTTTCCAACTGACATATCTGGAGATAAATTTACAATACCTGTTAAATTTACAGACTTATATGCTGTACAGTTAATTGATGTAAATTTAAGCAGCGTTATCCTGAAATACATACTTTACATTGAAAAATCACTAAAATCAAAAATATCCTATATTGTTGCACAAAATTATGGTGTTTTTACTGATGAAACGGATTTGAACAATTTGGATATTGACGACTATTTGAACGAGACACATTATTCCAGAAGTACTGGGCGAAGGAAAGCCGTCACTCGGAGGCTAAAGGAAGATATAACAAAGCATCCTACAGCTACTATTAAACATTATATGAAAACCAAAAATCATCTCCCCCCATGGATTATCACAACAAACATTCCATTTGGCGATATGATACAGTGGTACAGCATTTTACTCGACGATGACAAAACATATGTTACAGAAGAATTTGTCCAGAACCCTTCAATTACTATTGAGGACAAAAAAGAATTTCTGCGAAAAGCCTTCGATCTGTTGAAAGAATACAGAAATACATATGCTCACGGTAATAGAACATTTAACACAACTATGTCTTCATCCCTTCCTAAAAGGCAAACGCTTATCCTATTCAACGGGATGGTCGGCGAAAATGAATATAAATCTGGACGAGGAAAAAATGATATTTACTCCGTAATTCTAATATTGATAGAATTACTAAATGACAATTACCTAATATCCAGCCTCATATATGACCTACAACTTGTATTCTCGCCTTATAGCAATTCAAAAATTGCTGGTAAAAGTATTTTAGAAACCTTTACTTTACCAGATGATTTATTTGACAGATTACCACAGATTGATAGAATCATTAGTTAAAAAAGTCATAATCAAAATGTAAAGGAGGTACACACT